GCACGGATTAAAGATCGCTGGTGTTGATTTGAATAGAAAAGTATTAGCTGACATGGCTGTTAATGACGCAGCAGGCTTTGCAAAGTTAGCAGAACTTGCAAAATCTAAAGTAGCTTAATCTTATATACGAACCTCGGAAACCTCGTGTTTACGAGGTTTTTTATTGCGCTAAAATGAGTAAAAACGAGTGAATTTTGATTCGTAATATACGAGCAATATACGTATAATATACACGCAATACACAAAATAATTATTAGAACTTAGCAGGAATTTTGTTGATTTCTGAAACAAGCTCTTCCGTTGTTTTATGAGTATAGGTTCCCTTGGTAATATCGGATATGGAATGGCCAGCGATGAGCTTGATGCACAGATCACTTACTTTATATCGGTCTGCTAGAGTAACGAAAGTGTGTCGGGTGTCGTGGGGAATGTGGTTCAGTTTCATGCGCTTAGCAGCGGGTTTCCAATAATTCGTTATAAAATTAGTGTAAGATAGGGCTTTTCCGCTCATATTTGTGATCAAGTATTTATTACCTTGATTGTAATATCTCTTGAAAAAGGGCAGTACTGCATCGTGAATAGGTATGGTTCTATTTGTTCCTGCCTCTGTCTTCATTCCTCCAATCAGAAATCTTTCTTTTAAATTAACATTTTTCTTTTCTATAGATACAAACTCACTGGCTCTCATGCCGGTGTAGATCATCATGAGAATTACATCAACAAAAGGTTCTTCTTTGTTATCCCACAAATAGTGTAATTCATTTTCAGAGAATGGAGAATGCATTTCTTCCTCTGAATTTGTGTATTCCCAGGTAACAAGTTCTGCGTAATTCTTTTCGCAATATTCATTTTTAATTCCATACTCATACATTTGAAAGAGTACAGTTTTGGCCATAGCAACCGTGGATTCGGATTTCTCCTTCAATGTATCTGCGATTTCTTGAATATCCTTGGTACGAATCGTGGTAAACTTTCTTTGGTGCAAGGGTTCGAAGCGCTTAAATGCAATTCTATAGTTTCTGACAGTAGAAGATGAGGGGGACTTCTTAAGGTTCATTTTAAAATTAAGCCATTCATCATAAACCTGAACGAAAGTAGGCATATCGGAAAATGATTGATGCTCAGGAACGGCTTTTCCTGCGTTATAGTCAGCTAGGTAAGCATAGGCCTTTTTCTGGTTCTCAAAGTATTCTAGGTATTTATATGTTTGGATGTAACCCTTCTCTGTTTTTTTCCGGCCAGTGCTTATACGAACTCCGTAAGGTTTGCGCCGCTTTCCGCTTAATTTAACTACTGATCCGTAGCCGTTTGGTAATCTCATAGTTATTATTTCCTTTCATGTACTGTGTTAACTTATTTTTGGGTATAAAAATAACGCCCTTGTCAGGACGTTCCAAAAATGATATAATCCTTGTGATGAGTAGGTTATATCTTTTCGGTTCATCCGACGAGAGAAAATCTATATGTAAAGCCGTTCGGTGTTGGTAGCACCGGGCGGTTTTTTCTATTTATAGTTCATGAAAACTTTGACTATTTCATCTTTGTTCTCAGCTTTATCACACATAAGCATGTATTTATCATTGATTGCGGTTGGTTCCATTTTTGTACCAAATCCTTCTAAGACTACATAGCCATTTTCTAATAGGCCTTTATAACTATCTGAATCCTTATCAAACTCGTATATAGCTACATCATTGTATTTAGAACCACTTATAGCACCTAATGATTGAGCTGGTATACCTGCTGGTTCCCCTTCAATCATTTTATTTTCTTTCAGGTAATTAGCGAGATCTTCTAAAGAATTTGTTGTAGCAGCTGTTGATGCATTTTCTAGATCTTTAGCCCTATCCACCAAGCTTTCACTTAGACTTTCAGTTTTTTCTTGGATTTGTGTTGTAGTTTCAGTCTGTGTTTGGGGCTGGGTAGCATTTGTATTGCTTGAAGCGCAAGCAGATAAAAGCAGTGCGCTAATAGCAAACATAGGTAAAAACTTAATTACTTTCATACTCAATTCCTCTTTATCTTTAGTATTTATTAAAAAGCCATAGGCTATTTTAATCTTTCATTTGTATGTAACTTACTCCTCAAAGAAAGCATCATCATGTTTTTTCATTTCCTCAGTCACTTCTGTATCTGTTCTTTCGTGAGATGCTATCGGTAGAAGATGATCCCTTACAGTATGCATTGGAATCATGGACAAGTCATTATTCGATTTACAACGATTGTACTCCATTTCAAGAACCGTATCCACGGTGTGCTTACCCTTTTCATCCACAAAACGATATTTGTTAAGGTGAGCCTTTTCGTTTTCGGATATGGCTGTCATTAAAGTCTCTTCTATGTTAGTATTTTTTAAAACTCTTTGGTTTTGTACGAATGCTTCATCTGCTGTTTGCATTGGTCCTTCGTAAGTTGGTATTTCCTGTTTAGCAAGTGCCGCCCTTAACTTACCTCCAGGTAAGCCAACAACCTCCGCCACTTTTGTTATCCAGGTATAACCTATCTCATCTGGACCAAATTCACCGGGCGTAAAAGTCTCTAGATGTTGCAGCCAATGAAGCGAGACCTTTGATTTTTTTGATACTTCTTCCAATGTCATTCCTGTCTCATCCAATCTAGTATTTAATATACTGCTTAAAGAATCATCACTGATCATTGAAACATCTTGGCCGGATATCCATGCGGGATTAACTCTTAAAGAATCTGCAATGGCCTGAAGAACAGGAAGTTTTGGTTTACTAATAAGCCCATTTTCATATCTTTGTATAGTTGACTTCGCAACACCTATTTCATTAGCAATATCATCCAGTGTGTAGTTGCGTAAAGTTCTGGCTTGCTTTATCCTGTCTCCAATTTTTCTAATATCCATTTTAGTCTCCTCTACATTTGTATCAACTTCTAATAAGAGCAGTATACTACATATTATTGCATAGTGCAATAGTGAAACTGAAAAATAATAAAAAAAGTTGCGTAATGCTATTGACAGGTTTGTTGCATAGTGCTACACTGGCATAAGAAAGAGAGGTGATAGACTTGATAAATACCGGCAAAGTAAAAGGCCGACTTGCAGAATTAGGGTTGACCCAAAAAGATGTTGCTGTGGCTTTAGATATCGCCCAGCCCACAGCAAACCAAAAGATTAACAACATTCGACCTATGGATTTAAATGAGGCAGAAAAATTAGCTGGCTTATTACATTTGGCCCCAAAGGATTTCCAATTATATTTTTTTGCAAATTAGTTGCGCTGTGCAACAAATAAAAAGGAGAATAGAAATGAATGATTTATTGAACGGGCCAATGACGGATACATCCAGCCTGACCTCTATTGAAATCGCTTTAGGAATTGACGCTGATGGAATGACTACGGCGAGGACGTTACATGAATTTTTAGGAATGGACAAAAGTAATTTTTCCAGATGGGCAAAAACCAACATAGAAGAAAACGAATTCTACGATGATGGTAAGGATTGGTGGGGGTTCGTCATTGTGACGAACGGTAATGAGTGCCGAGATTACAAGCTTACAACGGATTTTGCAAAACATCTATCCATGAGTTCTCACTCTGCAAAAGGAAAAATTGCAAGGGACTATTTTGTATCTGTTGAGGACGGAGCTAAGAAGATGATTCTCCAGCTTCAGGATATGTCCCCTCAGCTTCAGTACATGATCAAAGTGGAGCAGGAGCAGAAGCGCCAAGCGCAGGAAATCGAAGCCGTAAACAATCGTGTGGATAGCATCAGGGAAGTTGTTGCACTGGACACCACCTCATGGCGAGAAGACACCAGGAATCTCATTAATAAGATTGCTCAGGAGCTAGGTAGTGGACAAGCGTTTCAACAGGTTCGTGCAGAAAGCTATGAACTTTTAGAAAAAAGGATGGGAGTCAGTCTAAAGCAGCGTCTTACGAATAAACGCCGTCGCATGGCAGAAGAGGGTGTCTGCAAGTCGAAGAGGGATAAGCTCTCCCAGGTAGATATCATATCCGAGGACAAGAAGCTAGTCGAAGGGTACACGGCCATTGTAAAAGAATTGGCAATCAGATATGGAGTTGCGTAATTTGTACACGTGTAATATATGAAAGGAGGAACACAGAATGTCTGCACTTGATAAAGTTACCACAGCTCAAGCCGCTAAGGAACTGAAAACAACGATTCTTAATATCCAGGAAAGTCTTATCCAGGGGCAGTTACCCATTGGGTATGCACAAAAGCGCAGGGGCAGCGCTCGTTATAATTATGTTATTTACAGAGGTCTTTTAGACTCTTACAAGAAAAAAATTGAGTCAGGAGAACTTTTTGACTTTAATAAAGAAGCGGAGGTCCCACATGCCAAAGTACTATGAAAACTTAGACGATTACACCGACACCCGCCCATCAAAGCTGATGGAGTTTACAAAGCGGATTATGCCGGCGGTGATTTTTGGTAGCAGCTTAATCCTGATGTTTGCCATTTGTGGAGCATTAGAGGTGATGTGAGAGGAGGTATAGGAGTGAATATACAGGAATTTGAAAAAAACCTTAAAGTGCAACGTGAACTAAGAAATGAGATTATCAACTTCTTGAAAAGCAAGGGACTGACGTATGGACAAGCATTGAATGCAATAAAAGAAGCCCAATCGTACTTGGAAAGGACTTCTTTAGAAAACAAGCTTTAAAATGTTTAATCCATGTCTTCATATTCAATAGGAATTTGTTGGAGTGCGTAATTATATGACTTAACAAATGCTCGCAACTCAGAATCATGACCGTTTTCTTCTGGGTTATCCTGTTGATACTTTATTAATTTAGCTTGTGCGTAAGCAATGGCCAAATCATAAACAGTTTTTTTATCCACTTTTATTTATCCTTTCATTCGTACTCAGCTCTGGCAGGAGCTTGCAATTCAGTATATGGAAGAAGTAGAAGGTTTTACAAGAAGGAAGGTGAAAGAATCATGTTGCAAATAGAAAAAGAGCATAAGCGGTCAACGCTCATGAGCAGTAAGCAAAAAGATCTGGTACCGGATTCGTACAGTCCGCAAAGCACTAAAAATGCAGAAACCCTAGGAGCGGCAACTCCCAGGGAATTCAAGTAACTCGAAAATATTATACATCCCTATTGTAAGGGATTTACTGGAGGAAATCAAGATGTCTATGAAAATCAATCAGTTGGAGATTGAGAACGTAAAACGTATTAAGGCCATAAAGATTGAGCCAACCGCAAACGGACTGACCATCATCGGAGGTCGGAACAACCAGGGAAAGACCTCTGTACTGGATTCCATTGCATGGGTGCTAGGTGGGGACAAGTATCGCCCATCACAGGCCCAGCGTGACCAGTCAGTGATTCCACCTAACCTGCGCATCACTATGAGCAACGGCCTTGTTGTTGAAAGGAAAGGCAAGAATAGCGCCTTGAAGGTCACAGATCCAAAAGGACAAAAGGGAGGTCAGCAGCTTCTTAACGACTTTGTGGAGCAGTTTTCTTTGAACCTTCCTAAGTTCATGGAATCCACCTCTAAGGAAAAAGCGCAGATCCTACTTAAGATCATTGGAGTGGGGGACAAGCTCATGGCCCTGGAACGGGAAGAGCAGGAGCGGTATAACGAACGGCTTACCATTGGCCGCATTGCGGACCAGAAAGAAAAGTATGCCAAAGAACAGCCAGCTTACAATGACGCTCCAGCGGAATTGGTTTCTGCTTCGGAACTCATTAAGAAGCAACAAGACATCCTAGCACAGAATGGAGAGAACCAGAGAAAACGGGAATGCCTCCATCAACTGGAACAGGAAGATCAGAGACTTATGGAGCAGATTCAGGAACTACTGAAAAAGCAAGAGGCGGTCCGGGCCGATCTTACCATTGCTAGAATGAACGCCAAGGATTTAGAAGATAAGTCCACTACAGAACTGGAGCAAAATATCTCTGATATTGAGGAGATCAACCGGAAAGTGCGAGCGAACCTTGATAAAGAAAAGGCAGAGGACGACGCCAAAGAATACCGCCGGCAGTGTGACCAGCTTACTAAGCAGCTTGATGAAAGCCGTGAAGCAAAGAATAACCTGCTTAAGACAGCGGAGCTTCCTCTTCCGGAACTTTCTATAAAAGATGGGGAGCTGATTTATAAGGGGCAACAGTGGGACAATATGTCTGGTTCTGATCGTCTAAAAGTAGCTACCGCCATTGTCCGGAAACTTAATCCAGAATGTGGTTTCGTCCTCCTTGACAAGTTGGAGCAGATGGATCTTGAAGTGCTGAATGAGTTTGGTGAGTGGCTACAAGCAGAAGGTTTACAAGCTATTGCTACCAGGGTAAGCACTGGGGAAGAATGCTCCATTATTATTGAAGATGGATACGTGGCAGGACAAGAACACCCACTCATGGAAGATAGGAAAACAGAATGGAAGGAAGGAGTATTTTAATGCAGATTGTAAGAGGAAAATTGCCAGGAGCAAAGAAAATTGTTGTGTACGGTCCGGAAGGAATAGGAAAGTCAACGTTTGCCGCACGGTTCCCTGATCCAGTATTTATTGATACTGAGGGAAGTACTAAAGATATGGATGTTGCTAGGTTTCCGGAACCTAGTAGCTGGACCATGATTCTAAATCAGGTATCAGACGTGATCAAAACGCCAAGTGTCTGCAAGACTTTAATCATTGATACTGCGGACTGGGCTGAAATGCTATGCACTACCAGTGTTTGCACGAAGAATCAGAAAAGCAGCATTGAAGATTTTGGATATGGAAAAGGGTATACATACATTCAAGAAGAGTTTGGAAAGCTCTTAAATCTCCTTACAGATGTAATAAAAGCTGGAATTGATGTAGTTCTTACGGCTCACGCTAAAATGCGTAAGTTTGAGCAACCGGATGAATTAGGTGCTTACGATCGGTGGGAGATGAAGCTAAGTAAAGGTGTGGCCCCTATGGTGAAGGAATGGGCCGACATGGTCCTATTCTGTAACTATAAGACCATGGTTGTTAATGTAGACGGACAAGGCGCTCAGAAGGGCAAGAACAAAGCCCAGGGCGGCAGACGTGTCATGTATACCACTCACCACTCCTGTTGGGACGCAAAGAATCGGTATGGGTTTCCTGATGAAATGCCGTTTGAGTATGAGTCAATTCGTCATATTGTAGAAAGTTCCAATGCGGGAATTCCCGTTTCGGAGGAAAAGAAGACAACTCCACCCACTTCACAACCGAAACAGGAGAATACTTGGAGCACTGCCAGTCAGAGCCGAGAAGAGCCTCCAAAAGAAGAGAAAGCAACTCCACCAGTGGATGCGAGGTCGGAACCTGTGACTCCACCTGATGTAAAAGTGGATGAGCGAATCCCAAAAGCTCTACGTGATCTAATGATACATAATCAGGTTGACGAGTGGGATCTCCAAAATGTTGTAGCTGCAAAAGGATATTTCCCGGCAGATATGAAAGTTGCAGATTATCCTGGGGACTTTATCTCCGGTGTATTAGTAGGAGCCTGGGATCAAGTGTTTGGCATGGTTAAGGAAATGAAAGAAAAAGACAGCTTAGTATTTAATCAATAGGAGGAATATATAAATGGCAGATTATGAAGGCAAAGAATTAGGTTGGGAAGATGAAGTGGAAAAAGGAGAAGGGGGCGGGGACTTTGTCCTCCTTCCTCCTGGAGATTATGAATTTACAGTGGAATCATTTGAACGTGCAAGACATCCGGGTGGAGCAAAGTCTCCGGAATGCAACAAGGCTGTGTTGAAACTAAGGATTGAAGCACCGGAGGGAACCGCACTTATTACAGAAAGCTTACTCCTGTACGATAAAATGCAGTGGAAGATCGCAGAATTCTTTCTTTGTATTGGTGAAAAGGAAGTCGCTGGCAAGGTAAAAATGAACTGGTCAGCGGTTCCGGGATCTAAGGGCAAAGCAACAATAGAAGTGACACCTGGCAGAGATGATCCAAACAAAAAGTTTAACCATGTGAAGAGATATCTTCCGCATGAACCTAAAAAATTCGAGGCAGGGAAGTTTTAATTATGGAACTTAGACCATATCAGTCAGAAGCAAAGGCTGCAATCTTTGAAGAATGGGACAAGGGCGTCAAGCGGACGCTCCTGGTCCTCCCTACGGGGTGTGGTAAGACAATCGTATTCGCAAAAGTTACAGAGGATTGTGTCCGCAGAGGAAACCGGGTTTTGATCCTGGCACACCGTGGGGAACTATTAGATCAGGCTTCCGATAAAATCGGTAAGGCAACAGGCTTAGGGTGTGCCACTGAAAAGGCAGAAGAAACTTGTCTGGGAAGTTGGTTCCGGGTCGTGGTTGGATCTGTACAAAGCCTTACTAGGGAAAAGAGGTTAAAGCAGTTCCCAATAGACTACTTTGACACCATTATTATTGATGAAGCACATCATTGTCTATCTGACAGTTATCAAAAGATCTTAGATTATTTCAAAGGGGCCAATATTTTAGGTGTGACAGCAACCCCAGACCGTGGAGATATGCGGAACCTGGGGGAATGTTTTGATAGTCTGGCCTATGAGTACACACTACCCAAAGCAATTAAGGCAGGTTTTTTGTCCCCTATTAAAGCACTGACCCTTCCCCTGCAGCTTGATCTATCCGGTGTTGGTATGCAGTCGGGTGATTTTAAAACCGGAGATATTGCAAACGCACTGGACCCATACCTCTATCAGATTGCAGAGGAAATGGAGAAGTACTGCAAGGAACGTAAAACGGTTGTGTTTCTTCCTTTAGTAAAAACAAGCCAGAAGTTCCGGGATATCTTAAATGAAAAGGGATTTAAGGCCGCAGAGGTAAACGGAGACAGCAAAGACCGTGCGAAGGTTTTAACTGCCTTTGACAGAGGAGATTATAACGTGCTCTGCAACTCTATGTTACTTACGGAAGGCTGGGACTGTCCCAGTGTTGATTGTATTGTTGTACTTCGACCTACCAAAGTGCGAAGCCTTTACAGTCAGATGGTGGGGCGTGGTACCCGGTTGTTTCCGGGTAAAGAATACTTATTATTACTAGATTTTCTATGGCATACCGAACGTCATGAGTTATGCCATCCGGCTAGTCTGATCTGCCAGGATGAGGAAGTGGCCAGGAAAATGACGGAGAACATTGAAAAAGCCGGTTGCCCTATGGATATAGAAGAAGCGGAAAAGCAGGCGGCAGAAGATGTAGTTGCTCAAAGAGAAGAAGCCCTGGCCAAACAATTGGAGGAAATGAAGAAGCGTAAGAAAAAGCTAGTGGATCCCCTGCAGTTTGAAATGAGTATACAAGCGGAAGATCTATCCGGATACGTTCCTTCCTTTGGGTGGGAAATGGCTCCACCTTCTGATAGTCAGAAGAGAGAGTTAGAAAAGCGAGGCATCATGCCGGATGAGATAGACAACTCCGGAAAGGCTAGTTTAATTCTGGATCGATTACATAAACGACAGGAAGAAAATTTAAGCACACCAAAGCAGATCCGTTGTCTGGAGAAATACGGATTCCAGCATGTAGGGACTTGGAATTTTGACAATGCAAAGAACATGATTGATCGAATTGCTGCGACAGGTTGGCGTGGCGCCCCTGCAGGTGTAAAACCGCAGGAATATATACCGGAATAAGGAGACTTGAAACATGGATAGTACATACGACCTCATGGAGGTCCTAGATCATATAGACCCATCGGAGCTTAATTACCAGGACTGGGTTAACGTTGGTATGGCTCTGCATCATGAAGGGTATTCCGTTGATGCGTGGGACCGTTGGAGTATGAATGACCGACGTTATCACGCAGGGGACTGTGATAAGAAATGGCGGGGCTTCCACGGGGCTGGTACTCCGGTAACAGGTGGGACCATTGTCCAGTATGCCAGGGATCAGGGGTGGACGCCTCCTTACGATCCCGGTACCGCCCTAGACTGGAACGATACCATATCAACAGAAGGCGTTGTTGTTGATAAGAACTGGGTGGAAGGGCGAGAAGTTGCCGAGCCAAAACAATGGGATCCGGCCAGAGAACTCATAAAGTATCTGGAAACTCTTTTCGAAGCCGGGGAGAATGTCGGCTATGTGGTTAAGAGTTGGAAGAAAGACGAAAAGTATCTTCCAGCAGACAAGGGAGCTTATGGTAGGTCTGCGGGACAACTCATTGAACTTCTGACGCAATGTGATGGGGATATTGGCAGCGTATTAGGTGATTATGATCCTGAAGGTGGCGCATGGATTCGCTTTAACCCAATGGACGGTAAGGGCGCCAAAAATGAGAATGTTACTGATTTTAAATACGCCCTGGTGGAATCAGATTCCATGGAGATTGAAAAGCAGCACGCTATTATAAGGGAATTAGAATTGCCTGTTGCCTGTCTAGTACACAGTGGTGGAAAGAGTCTTCACGCTATCGTAAGGGTTGATGCTGTAGACTATGCCGAGTATCGGAAACGGGTAGACTATCTTTATGAAATATGTAAGAAGAACGGCCTTGCTATTGACACTCAGAACCGCAACCCGTCCAGACTATCCAGAATGCCCGGCGTTATGCGAGGTGGTCAGAAACAGTTTATCGTTGATACTAATATAGGAAAAGAAAGCTGGACCGAGTGGAAAGAGTGGATTGAGTCTATCAATGATGATCTACCGGATCCGGAAAGCCTAGATGATGTGTGGGACAATCTTCCTGATCTGGCACCGATCCTGATTGACGGTATGCTTCGTCAGGGACATAAGATGCTGATTGCGGGACCGTCTAAGGCGGGAAAGTCCTTTCTACAGATAGAAATGTGTATTGCCATAGCAGAGGGGAAGAAGTGGCTTAACTGGGCCTGTTCACAAGGAAAGGTAATGTATGTGAACTTAGAACTTGACCGGGCCAGTTGTCTCCACCGATTCAAAGACGTGTATCAGGTACTTGGTTGGGAGCCGAAGAACCTTAAAAATATTGAAATCTGGAATCTAAGAGGAAAGTCCCGTCCTATGGACAAGCTGGCACCCATGTTAATCCGCAGGGCGGCGAAAAAGAATTACATAGCCATTATTATTGACCCGATTTATAAGGTTATCACTGGTGACGAGAACAGCGCAGATCAAATGTCTAATTTCTGTAATCAGTTTGACAAGGTATGTACGGAGCTGGGCGTGGCGGTTATTTACTGCCATCATCACAGCAAGGGAAGCCAGGGCGGGAAGAAGTCCATGGACCGAGCCAGTGGATCCGGTGTGTTCGCCAGGGATCCGGATGCGCTTATTGATCTTATTGAACTGGAAACAACCGAAGAACTTATGAAGCAACAAGAAAATAAGGCAGTCTGTGACGCCTGCAGACAGTACCTTGATGCTCACTTTAAATGGGAAGATGATTTATCTCAGGACGATTTATGCAGTAGCTTCCAGATGATAAACTACTGCAAAGAAAAGCTGGACAAGTGGCAAATGGAAGCCTTGGAGCGCAACATCGAAGCAGCTAAGGCTAAGATAAAAAGCATGACGGCATGGCGTATTGAAGGGACTCTCAGGGAGTTTTCTAAGTTTGATCCGGTGAACTTATGGTTCGATTACCCCTTACACACCCTGGATCACTCCGGAGTACTGGGAGACATTCAGCCAGATGCGGAACAGGCGCCGTGGCAAAGGGGAAGCGCAAAGAACAAAAAGAACGCCAAAAGCCGAAAAACAGATCGTAAAACAGCCCTGGAAGAAGCAATCGAAGGGAGTAATTTTGGAGAGAAACCGTCTGTAAATGAGGTAGCAGAATACCTTGGAGTTTCGGAAAGAACCGTTCGAGACAGGGTAAAAGAACATGGTGGATACACAATTGAAGATGGTCTTATTCAGAAAAGTGATGTAAAGCAAGATACGGGAAAGTCTGAATGACAAGGTATCCCCGTCAAGCAGTAAAACACAGGGAACACTTAAAAACAGACTTCCCCGTTAAAGGGGTAAAAGTGCGGGGAAGACTTAAAATCAGGAATCCCCGGAGTGCGGGGAAGACACTATATTATAATATAACATTTTCCCCCGTTACACGTGGTCATGGGGTAGGAAAGGACGGGTCTAAGTTGACACCCGTCCCCTCCCTTCCCCTTCCCATGACAGGGCGAATTTCAAAAACAAGAATTATTTCGCACGTTAAGTATTTAGAGAGGTAAATCGAATGGTAATAGATTTTTTTATGGTCATGAAAAAGGTCCCTACCGTAACGCACCAGGAGAAGCAGGTGCATGTCGTAAATGGGAAGCCGGTATTTTATGAACCAGACGAACTGAAAGCGGCCAGGGCGAAGCTACAGGCTCACCTGGGGCAGCACATACCGGAAGAGAAGTTCACTGGTCCAGTGAGACTGACAACATGGTGGTGCTTTCCTGTCACTGGCAAGCATAAGAACGGGGAGTACAAGACCAGTAAGCCAGACACAGACAATCTGGTGAAACTCCTTAAGGACGTTATGACTGAACTTCATTTCTGGAAAGATGATGCGCAGGTGGCCTCAGAGGTGATTGAAAAGTATTGGGCAGATCTCCCTGGGATCTATGTGAAAGTGGAAAGCCTATGACAGATCAGGAAGTACAGAAAGGTTTTGAAGAAGTTTATAACAAGTTCTGGCTGAATTACCGGGGGAAAGTTGTTCCAAAGCATTCAGACGAATGGGAGCGCATGAATACATGGGCAGTGGTCCTGATGAAGAAGTATCCTTTCATGGAGCAGGTAGTTGCTGAAATGATAGCGGAGTTTGGACAGAGAATGTGGAGGGGTGAAGGTGAGAAAATTAGAAGTGCGTAAGGGTATTTGATAGAGAAACTAGTATCATTTGCTTAGGGAGAGGGGTGGCCGGCAGTAGTGTCGACCTGGGTAGCTGCGTTTTGTGTAAATGTAAGTTGGGTATTAGTCATATATGCCTCCGTTGCTTCCGAAACATCAATAATGGCTGCAAAGATTTTAATTACAAGTATTATGACTGCCAACCATTTTCCTCTCACCCGGACACCTGTCCGCCTAAACAAATGATGTGTGAATTATAACATAAAGAATAGTTATTAACAACTGAAAGGAGGCTGGAGCGGTGGCCACCGTAACAGGATATCCTGGCTCCTTTCAAAAATGAGAGATTTAATTATAGATTGTTTTGCCGGTGGTGGTGGCGCAAGTGTTGGAATTGAAATGGCTCTGGGCAGACCAGTGGACATAGCTATCAATCATAATCCACAGGCTATCAGGATGCACAAAACGAATCACCCTGATACTCTACATTTGACAGAGGATATCTTTAAAGTTGATTTGCAGAAGTATGTAAGAGGCTGTCACGTAGCTTTAATGTGGGCAAGTCCAGACTGTACCAGTCATAGTAAGGCAAAAGGTGGTAAGCCTAGGGAAAAAGGGTTAAGAATACTTCCTTGGGCAGTATATAAACATGCAAAAACGATTCTACCAGATGTAATTCTAATGGAGAATGTAGAGGAAATCCAGAAGTGGGGACCATTGGATAATGAGGGGTATCCCATAAAGGAACGCAAAGGGGAAGACTATCAGAGGTTCATTACGGCCATGAAGTCACTAGGCTATGTATTTGATAGTCGGGAACTGGTAGCGGCTGATTACGGAGCACCTACCACAAGAAAACGATGGTATGCAGTCTTTCGCAGAGATGGGAAAACTATTGTATGGCCGGAACCTACACACAATAAATTCGGAACAGATGGACTTGAAAAGTGGGAACCTATTTGGAAGTACTTGGATTTAACAGATTTAGGAAAGTCTATCTTTGGCAGAAAGAAACCACTGGCAGACAAAACTATGAACCGGATCGCCAGAGGACTTGATAAATTTGTTTTTAATTGCCCAGAGCTGTTTATTGTTCAGGTGAACCATGGTGGAGACAACTTCCGAGGACAGAGCATACATGAGCCAATGCCCACTATAACACAGAAGCATGGCTTTGGGACTGTGACACCATACATTATGCAGATAGGGCAGACAGGTTTCTGCTCTGATAGAAATAGGTCAGTAGAAGAACCTATGAGTACAGTGGTTACTAAAAATGAACACTGCCTTGTCAGTCCGCTTTTGATTCAATATCATTCCGAGACAACAAAGTCCGATGTCAGAGGGCAGTCGGTTGATGAACCAATCATGACACTGGACACCAGTAATCGTTATGGTCTGGTAGCAGGTTTTCTTACAAAATTTTATAAAACGGGAACAGGCCAGTCTTTGTGGGAACCGATACATACGATTACAACCAGTCCTGGACATTTTGGACAGGTAAGCATTCTTGCAATAAGCAAGGAAGAACTGCTAATAAATGGTGTTGATGAAGAAACAGCGCAGAAATGTACATGGGTAAGCCAGTTTATCATTGAGTACTACGGATGTGGTACTGGACAGAGCTTAAGTGATCCTTTGCATACAATTGTGACAAAAGATCGATTTGCACTGGTTACGGTCCTTGGTTATGAGTATGTGATTTTGGATATCTTTCTCCGAATGCTTAAAGCTGAACCAGAATTAAAGCTAGGTCAGGGCTTCCCAGAGGATTACATCATTGATCATGATTATGAAGGGAAGAAATATCCGGTATGTGAGCAGGTGGCCCGTATTGGAAACAGTGTAGTTCCTATCGTGGCTGAAGCCTTGGTTAAGGCGAATTGTTCATATCTTAGAGTTGGTGAACGAATGCCGAACATGAGGATTGATGATAGCCAGGATCAGCTTAGATTTGCCTGATAAATGGGAGGAGCCGACAAGATTGGGGGAATCCTGCCGGCTGAGTATGAAAAAAAGTTTATTTAAATGTTGTCTCTTTACAAGTATTAATATACCGGGAAAATGTGACGGGAGTTTGATGGATCTGCGAAGAGTTTGTGAAAGGAGTTTGAGGTGGCTGATTTTGAGCCAGTGGAGCAGATAAGACTGGGAGAATGAACACTTTAATAATTAATATCTCTATTGCCGAAATATATCCCTTTTTTAATCGGAGATATTAAAAAGCCAATAATTATACCTAGTAAAAAAGCAGTAAACATACTTAGAGGGCTACATTCAAATTTTAAGAAATTTTTCATAAATACCTACTTTCTATGAGTTAAAGAAAAATCGCTATTTTGTGATAAGCAATAACACAATTATAAATCTAGATTTATGGTTTTGCAAGGGGAGGGATAGCTATATTGAGAAAATCATCAAAAGACTGCAGAGCGCAGAAGAACAGTGTTAACAGCCGTTTACAGGCCGAGGCGGATGCAGCTATAAAGGCACCACCGGTCATGAGCTTCAGTGCGCGGATGCCAAGCCTATGCATATACGAGTTTATGCCCGGATCCTAAGCGTAGGAAGCCTCCTGTGAGAAAGAAGGTGCAGCATGAAGCTTGAAGATAAACAGAAAATCGTTGTCCAAGTTTACCCTGGTAGGAAGTTTGGGCTTGTGATAGGCAGCTATGAGGGCCTGATCGGGATCCTTCTGGACGATGGCGAATACATAGATGTTCCCCAGGAGCGAGTGAGAATTGTATCGGTGGAGGTGGAGGAAGGAAAGTAATGGAAATATTTAGTAATTAACTAGTGTTCCACATGTGGAAAAGGATTCATGATAATATGTAAAATATTTTGACAGCAGGGAGGTGACAGGGTGGGAAATGTAAGACCATTGAATCAAAGTAAGTACGGGATCAGCAAAAACCGTTTCTGGGAGTTGTACTACTGGTGCCTGCAATATAGTGAGTGGAAGAATGAGCTTAAATATAATACAAATACAGTAGGAGCTATGGAGATCACTGATATGCCTACAAGCAAGAATAGTGGGGATTCCACTCAGAAGCTTGCCATGAGGCGGGTCATGCTAGAGCAGAACTGCAGGCTGATAGAGCAGACGGCCATAGAAGCTGATGCTGACATTTATCAGTATATACTTAAGGCGGTGACGGAGGAGAGCGTGACGTATCACTATCTAAAGTTAATTATGGATATTCCATGTGGACGTACCATGTACTACGAACGACGTAAAAAGTTCTAGTGGTTGTTAAGTCAGAAAAAATAATGTTAAAAAGTGCGGTACTCACGGGACAAGTCAATATGGTATTCTACTATTATCCAGTATTAGATAAATCTGGAAGGTCCCTTGATTTTAATTTATTCTCCTTTTAAGAAACGCCTATCTTGATTAAGTCTTGATGGGCGTTTTTGCGTCTAAAAATTTGCCCAAGTGGTTAAAACGCATCCTAATCGTGTCCTGTTAATGACTTCATAGCTGAATTACAATTATGTTATCCAGTAGCAATAGTTCTGGAAAAACAAACAGAGGAGGATTTATTTATGACAGACAAAAAATATTGTATTCAGCTTGCAGAATGCGAAGGAAATTCTAAAGAGGTATATTCCTTTGACGAAATTGAGATTGGTACATGGGTGGACGGAAAGCCGATCTATCGTAAGGTGATTGCGGGGACACTTGCTAAGGATAGTGGTAATAAATATACATTTGCAAACGTTTCTGACATCAATATTGACCAGGTGATCAATTTGTACGGAAATGTGGTCAACAAGGATACCACAGAGCAAACAACATTGCAGACATCTTTTAACCGAACAACTGGATTATTTACGGCGGTAAATATGTTTTACAATAGGGAAACAGAAAACATATACTATAATTTCATAAACACTGATGGAGGTCTTTCAGGAAGTACAGCAAATGTAGTTCTTGAATACACAAAGAAATAATACTGTTTAAAAAAATTGTCTGAAAATTAATGAAAGAGAGGATTTATTTATGGAAGATAGATTTTGTTTACAGATGGTAAGGTGTGGTGATGGTTGTTGCAACGAGAATGGTAATGGGACATCATTAAACGAAGAAGTACTGTTCGAAGGAGTCGCTAATGCAGTTGGCGTGGCGTACAAGTTAAAGAAATCAATTACTGAGTATAAGGAGTTGATTGTAGAATACGGACGATTAAATAAAGGAAGCTGGGTAAAATCATACGGTGTTATACCAAATGTCAATAAGGTACCGGCCGATATGTTTGAAAAAATCGTTCATATTCATTATAAGGACTCAGCGCTTCTGCGTTGGTTTATGAACTGGCATTTTACTGATGAATTAACATTTTCATGTGATTACATTGCTAAAAGCGAGAATTCTACCACTTTAAAGAATGTTGATGGTGAAGATACGGCACTTTTAAAAATTATCGGAATTAAGTAATTAACGGCTGCCAGGTGTAACAGCTTGGCGGCTGATTAAAGCCGACGTTCTTATGCTTTCTTCATGGCTTTTTAAATCGGATAGAAAGCAGTGATTAAGAATTAGTTTTAGACAGCCCCGATTTCCATTTATACTTATTCTCCTTTTTGAAGACGCCTGTCGATCTTATGTCGATGGGTGTTTTCTTTAATTGTAAAATGTGGTATTATTATCCATATTAATAATCATGGGGGATCGGGTATGGACAAAAGATATCAGGTTTTTATAAGTTCTACTTTTGCTGATTTAGAAGAGGAGCGCAAGAGAATTATGCAGGCTATAATTGAATTGGATTGCTTTCCGGCTGGAATGGAAATGTTTCCGGCTACAGATAGTGAACAATTTGAGTATATAAAATCTATTATTGACGAAAGTGATTATTATGTTCTGATAGTAGCAGGTAGGTATGGTTCCATTGCTGAAGATGGAGTTAGCTACACGGAAAAAGAGTTTGCTTATGCAAAGAAAAAGGGTATTCCAATTCTTGCATTTGTAAAAAAGGATATCAACAGTATACCTGTTGGAAAGACAGATCAGGACACCTTAAAGCGAGAAAAGTTAGAAGTATTTAAAACTAAAGTGTTAGAGGGAAGAATGGCTAATTTTTGGGATACTGCTGACGAATTAAAATATAAGATACATAGTAGTCTATCAAAGCAATTTAAAACACATCCAAGAATTGGCTGGGTTAAAGGAGACACTATACCTAGGTATGAAGCATTAGAACAATTAAATCAATTACAAGAAGAAAATAGGCAATTAGCGAATAAACTTCAAGATTTTGAAATTAGTAATGATAATAGCTTTAAAATATCTAAGACATTTGAAATTGATTTCTTTGAAAAAGATACGTTTGATCTTATAAAAACGATAATATCAATAAAAGATATAATTAATAAGACTGGATTGTTTTTGAGAAGTGGTATGTGGCAAAACGAGTTTGAAGTACTAATTAACAATAAATACATTAACGATGATTTAATAACAGAAGCGTTCATAACAGAAGATTCTCTACAAGAAATTGAGAAAAGAATGTTAGCTTTAGATATTGTCGAAATCAGAGATGTAAGTAGCGATGTATACATGAAATTCACTGATTATGGTAATAAAGTTTTTATACAAAGTATAGAATTTTGATATTAAAGAGGGAGGCATCTATCCCTGGATTATTGGTAAATTTTAGTATATAATCTAATTTAGTCAAAATTAAGGAGAAGAAATGTGGAAAATAAGAATTTTAACTGGAGGAAACAAGATTATTTTTGGTTAATTGGGATCCTAATAGGTATAATTATATTTGTTTGTACATTACGATTGAGTGATAATGCAGACATTGTCAATATCATATCGTTAATTGCTAGTGGAGTTTCAATTGCACTTGCAATTATTGCAATTTGGTGGGGGCAAGTAAATAATTCTCAAACGAGTAAGATATATGATAAAATATATGACAAAATTGATGGGGTAAAAGACGATACTGTTGGCTTACATACCAAAATAGTTACTATGCAGAAAGAATTAATACAAGCATTTCATGAAAGCATTGATTCAGCAGAGATACCTATTGAGAAAAAAGAAGAAATAAAAGAAACAATAGATCTTTATGTTAGAGATATAGCACTTGTAAGCTTGGAAAACGGATACTGGAATTATGGTATTGCACAATATCTTGAATTTGAGCGAGAGATATATGATAACATACAATCGAATTTGGTTGAAGGCGAGGCATTAGAACATTGTATTAAAGATACCGATTGCGGAGACATCGTATTATATATTAAAAATGTAAAAGTTATTATTGAGTTAAAGGTCAGACGTTTTGCAACAAATATTATGTCCATGGAAAAATTTTTACCTAAAGCAGATAATTGTGAAAATATTAATGAAATTTATAGTATGGTAATATGTGCACATAAGAGAGGTATAGATATATTGGCTAAAGGTAATGGAATAATAAAGTTCAAAAGAATAACTGATTATTCTGTTGAATTGCCAAAGATTAATATCAAAGAAGAAATTATCAGCGTTATAAAAAAAATAAAAGATCAATGATATGAGTAAGCTTCATACATAAAAAATAGCATGCTCATAAAAGTTGAAATAAATTCTTTTCCACAGAGGCGGTCTACCCCGTCTCTTTTTTAATACAAAAACAAACACGATTGAGAGGTGGTGATCGGTGGATGAAATCAGAGCCCCAAATTATGAATTAGCCCTGCTTGATTATCAAACAGGCATGAAATATAAGGATATTGCTGAAAAATATGGCGTCACTATTAACACGGTGAAGTCCTGGAAGACCAGATATCAATGGTCGAAGGACAATAAAAAAGGTGTGCACACAAAATCAGAAAAAGTATGCACACAAAAAGGTGGCCAGCCTGGAAATAAGAATGCCGTTGGAAACAAAGGCGGGGCTCCCCCAAAAGAGAATAAGAATGCAGTTAAGACAGGAGAGTTTGAGACTCTCTTTTTTGATGCCCTGGAGGAAGACGAGAAAAAGTTAATCGGTATGGTTCAGCTTGATAAGGAGCAGTTACTCCTTCAAGAGATCCAGCTCCTTACGGTCCGTGAACGGCGAATGCTGAAACGGATTGAGGACATAAAGCAAGCAGCAGCCGATCAGATAGAGAGCGACGCCCCAGGTATGACAGCGGTTAAGTATAGAATAGGAATCGATGAGAATACGACAGAATATACCGGAATCCTGGGGCAGATCCAAGCGGTAGAAGATGCTCTTACCCGTGTTCAGGCAAGGAAGCAGAAGGCTATTGATTCCCTGCATCGGTATGGATATGATGATGCACGTCTGGAGCTTGAAGTAATGAGGTTAGAATTGGAGATTATGAAGCAAGATAATCCAGATCAAGAGATTGAGGACGATGGTTTCATGTCTGCCATGAATGAAGGAGCTGCCGAGATTTGGGGTGATGCTGATGATTGAAAGACTGCAAGCCTTGAAAGAGAAAATTAATAAGTTAAAGCAGAACCACAGAATATCTACCAAGTTACAGGTATTTAAGTTTCAACCCTTTTCTCTCAAACAGAAGAAAGTTCTGACATGGTGGTGTGACACCTCTCCAGTCAAGGATAAAGACGGAATCATAGCAGATGGTGCGATCCGATCCGGAAAGACGGTCTGTATGTCGCTATCTTTCATCATGTGGGCCATGCAGCGGTTTAAAGGTCAGAACTTCGCCATGTGCGGTAAGACAATCGGATCATTCCGGAGAAACGTTCTCTTCTGGCTAAAGCTGATGCTTAAGAGTCGGGGCTATCGTGTGGTAGATCACAGGTCTGACAACCTAGTGGAGATAAGCCGGGGAAAGGTCACGAACTACTTTTACATATTTGGTGGAAAGGACGAACGCTCCCAGGATCTTATCCAAGGTATCACGCTGGCAGGTGTGCTTTTCGATGAAGTAGCCTTGATGCCAGAATCCTTTGTCAATCAGGCAACTGGACGTTGTTCTGTTGATGGATCAAAGTATTGGTTCAACTGTAACCCTGACGGACCATATCACTGGTTTAAGACAAACTGGATTGATGGGGCGAAGAAAAAGAATCTGATTGTCCTTCACTTTACCATGGAAGATAACTTAAGCCTGTCAGAGAAGATTAAGGCTAGATACCGGAGCATGTACAGTGGGGTTTTCTATAAGCGTTATATTTTAGGCTTGTGGGCTATGGCCGAGGGTATCATCTATGACATGTTTGACGTTGATCGTCATGTAAAGAAAGTCAAGGACTTTGCCCGGCTCCTAATTGATGGTGGTCGTTATGTAAGTATCGATTACGGTACACAGAATGCTATGGTTTTTCTTCTGTGGAATAAAGGCATAGATAAGAAATGGTACTGCACCAGGGAGTATTATTATTCTGGTAGGGATAAGGGAATACAGAAGGCGGATTCCCAATATGCGGACGATTTAGAGAACTGGTTGGAAGGAACGCCAGTTAAAGCCATCATCGTGGATCCGTCAGCAGCTTCCTTTATTACGGAACTAAACAACCGGGGATACAAAACCATGAAAGCGGATAATGCCGTGGAGGACGGGATCCGGTTGGTTTCCACGCTCCTAAATACAGGAAGGATAGCTTTTAGCCAATCCTGTATTAATACGATTAAAGAGTTTGCTTCCTACATTTGGGACGCAAAGGCTGCGGATCGGGGAGAAGATAGGCCCGTAAAGCAGCACGATCATGCAATGGACGCAGTTAGGTATTTCTGTTATACGATACTTAATAATAAGACAATCAAGATCCGGAGCAAATCTGCTTTTGGATTTAATTAAGGGGGTGAGAGGAATGTGGGTCTTAATACTTTTAGGATTATTACTTATAGTTTCTATAAAGTATTTAGGAAATTGGATTGGGTTATTGGTAACTATAAAATGGATGCAAATAAACAAAATGCCACAGCCATCTGATCAACAACGAAGAGAAATAACCAAATGGGTGGCATCAAATATTTTGAAAGATTTAAAGAAGATTTAATTGCTGTTTAACATAAGCTGTTGCGACACCTTCAGATATGGTTCTTAGAATATCAAGACCAAAAGAGCCAGCCTTTGATGCGATTTCTTTAGTTTTATTCCAGTTATTGTCTTGGCTTATGTTGGCTAAAAATGCATGTCCTTTAGGTGTTAAATCACGAATATCTATGCCTTCCCCACAGTCATAGAAGGAGACATTATAAATTAATTCAGACATTTCACATTGCTGGACATGATAGGCGATCTCTTCGACGGTATATATGTTTAGGGACTTGAAATCATCATGATTATACTTAAACTCGGTGGCATGTAAATAGTCACTATGCTTTTCAACCATAAGAAGAATATCGCGAATACAGTCGGGATTCAATTTCATGGTCATATTTTCCTTTCCTTTTACTCAGCCATGCAGTGGCTTGTATGTAAAGTATAGGATTAATATATGGAAAATTCAACCAATAACAGAAAGAAGGTGATAACCATGTACATATACACAATACCACGGGAAAATTGGGACGAATTAAACCCAGATAAACAGGCAATTCGCACGCTGATTGTAAAGCACCGTAGGGAAGCAATCAGACTAAGAAAGCTCATGAAATACTATGAAGGGCAGCATAAAATCCTAACAGAAAGCCGTAAAACAAAGCTGGTATGTAATCATGCGAAGGATATTGCAGATACAGCCAGCTCTTACTTTATCGGAAATCCAGTGTCTTACAAGAGTAAAGAGGACATTGCAGCCATAACCGATGCCTTTGAACAGGCCGGAGCAGATGAAGCGGATGGAGACAATGGCCTGGATCTTTCAGTCTATGGCCGAACATATGAATACATCTATCCGGAAGAAGGAGAAACGGATCTTACCATAAAGAGCCTATCTCCGGAAAATACCTTCATGGTATACGATGATACCATAGAGCAGAAGGAGCTGTTCGCAGTTTATTACTATGCCAGGAAGGACGATTCTGACAAAAAGAGGACCATATACGTTGCCACGGTTCTGACAGAGCATTATAAATACGTCTTAAACATTGATGATATTACCGGGCCACAGGCGCTAATGGAAGAGCCAGAGCCCCATTTCTTTGAAGAGATCCCGGTGGTGGAATATCTGAACAACAAACTTGCAATCGGTGACTTTGAATTGCAGATTCCTTTGATTGATGCATATAATGCCCTAATGTCAGATCGTATTACAGACAAGGAACAGTTTATTGATGCAATCCTTGCCATTTACGGGGCCATGCTTGGGGATCCTGATGCCAAGGACGAAGACGGGAAGACCGCCAAGGATAAAGTGAAAGACGATAAACTCCTGGAATTGCCAGTTGATGCCAAGGCAGAATACCTAACCCGTACTTTTGATGAAACTGGAGTAGAGGTCCTAAAAAAAGCCATAGAGCAGGATATCCATAAGTTTTCCCATATCCCGTGTATGACAGATGAAAGCTTCGGAGGTAATGTATCAGGTGTAGCCATGGAGTTTAAGCTCTTAGGCATGGAGAACATTACAAAGATTAAGACCCGGTACTACAAAAAAGGGTTAAGGAAGCGGATCCGACTCTTTTCTGGTTGGCTACAGAAGAGTAAGGCGGTGAATGTAGATATCACTGGTATTACTCCTACCTTTACCCGTGCTATGCCTAAGAATCTTCTGGAGATCAGCCAAATTGTTGCAAACCTTTGGGGTAAGGTAAGTAAGAAAACCCTTCTTTCGCAGGTGCCATTTGTTGAAAATGTTGACGAAGAATTAAAAGCTGTGGACAAAGAAACGGATGAGGCGGTAAAACAGCAAAAGGAAATGTTTGGCTTAGGCAGTAATACTCCACCAGAAGAGGAGGAAGAGGCAGCAGGAGAGAAAAAGGCTGGTGCTTTAAATGAATAATCTTTCTTACTGGGAGAAACGCAAAGCACAGGAAATGTTTCAGTATATGGGCAAAGCGGAACAGGTGGCCGATGAGATATCTAAGTTGTATATAAGAAGCTCCCGGTATATAAGTATGGAACTTGAAGATATTTTTGAACGTTACCAGGGAAAACATAAGCTTTCAAGAGAAGAGGCCCGTGAGCTCCTCAACACAATAAAAGACCCGACTTCCCTTAGTGAATTAAAAGAAGCTTTAAGGACTAAACTGGATAGCAAAACAAAAGCGGATTTATTGGCAGAACTGGAAGGCCCAGCATACCGAGCCAGGATGGAACGGCTCCAACAACTGCAAAACCAGTTAGATGCAACCATGCAGCAGGTGTACCAACAGGAAAAGGCCAGGAGCACCGGTCATTACGTGGATCTTGCAAGGGAAGCTTATTACCGATCAGTCTTTGATATACAGGCACAAACAGGCATAGGGTTTAGTTTCAATCATGTATCTAAGAAAGCCATTGACTGTGTTGTTAATAGTAAATGGTCTGGCTCCAATTACTCGTCAAGAATATGGAAAAATACCCAGGCACTTGCACAGGATTTAAAAGCAGAATTACTAATGAATGTTATAACAGGACGCACGGACCGGGAAGTAGCTGAAATCATAGTTGAAAAGTTTGCAGCAGGATCCAGTCAGGCGAGAAGGCTTGTAAGAACAGAAAGTTGCAATCTTGTTAATCAAATGGAAATGGCCTCTTATGAGGAATGTGGAATTGAATACTATCGTTTCCTAGCCACTCTTGACTTAAGGACTTCATCTATCTGTCGAAACCTAGATAATGAGCGTTTCAAGGTATCGGAGCAACAGCCAGGACTTAACTGCCCTCCTATGCACCCGTGGTGCCGATCAACAACGATTTGTGATATAGGGGAAATAGAGCTGGCAGAAATGAAAAGGCGTGCGAGGGATCCGGTTACTGGAAAGGTACGGACTCTCCCGGCAAATATTACATATAAACAATGGTACAAAGCTCAGGCAATCAAATCCGCCTGAAAATAACAGCTAACAAACACGCAGGAATCCCCTGGGTGTTATTTTTATGTTTAAGCAACGATCCGGGCAAAGAACGGAACGGGGCAGAAAGGATGGAAGAATGAAAAAGAAGAATTTATTACCTATGAATTTACGATTCTTTGGTCATGAGGACGGCACCGGCACAGGAGATGGTGAAGGTGGTGGTACAGATGAGCCGGGAAAGGAAGGAAATGGAGAAAGTGGAACTGGTGGCGATGGAGTAGGGAAGGACCAGGATTCTCCAAAAACTAAAACATTTGATGAGATCCTGAAAGATGGAAGTTATCAGGCTGAGTTTGACCGCAGGATCCAGAAGGCCCTGGGAACGGCAAAAGATAAATGGTCTGCCTTGATGGATGATAAACTTTCCGAAGCTGAAAAGCTATCCAAGATGAATAAGGAAGAAAAAGATGCGTACTTACGCCAAAAGCAGGAAAAAGAACTTCAGGACCGTGAAGCAGGTATTACATGCCGTGAGCTCATGGCAGAAGCAAAGAATACCCTGACAGAAAAGAAACTTCCGGTGGGGCTTGCAGAAGTGCTAAATTACGCCGATGCAGATTCCTGCAACAAATCCATAGCAGCCGTAGAAAAAGCCTTTCAGGAGGCGGTACAGTCTGCTGTAGAAGAAAAACTAAAAGGTGGCAAGCCACCGAAAAAAGCAACATCACAGGAAGAAGTAGACCTTGCAAAGCAGGTCGAAGCCCTGATGATGGGAACCGTATAAGAAAGGAAGATAAAACATTATGGCAATTAACACATTAGCAACAGCAACCTTATTTCAGAACACCCTGGATAAAGTAGCAATTCAGGAGGCTGTTACCGGTTGGATGGATTCCAATGCCGGACAGGTGATTTACAATGGAGGGGCAGAGGTAAAGATTCCTAAAATGACCGTACAGGGCATGGGTGACTATGACCGTGATAACGGGTATCAGCAGGGTGGAGTTACTTTAGAATATGAAACCCGTAAAATGACACAAGACAGAGGTCGTAAGTTTCAGCTTGATCCGGTTGATATCAACGAAAACAATTTTGTTTCCACTGCCGCCGCAGTAATGGGAGAATTCCAGCGCATGTATGTGGTACCGGAGATCGACGCATACCGTATATCGAAGATTGCAAGTGAAACGATCTCAGCCAACAAAGCAGGAATGGTTTCTTACGGATATACGCCAGGTGCAACCGGAACATCCGCACTCCGCAAGGTTAAAGAAGGTATTAAGGCGATCCGTGAATTATACAATGGCCCGCTGGTGATCCATGCTACTCCTGATTTTATCATGGAATTAGAGATGGAGTTAACCGGAAAAATCATTAACACTACATTTGCCAAAGGCGGCATCGATACCGCAGTTCCTTCTGTAGATGGTGTTCCGATTATTTCTACACCTTCCAATAGAATGTACACAGCCATTACTATTTATGACGGCAAGACACCTGGCCAGGAGCAGGGCGGATATATAAAAGGTGCGACAGCAAAAAACATCAATTTCATGGTGTTGCCTCGTACAACTCCTATTGCAATCACAAAGCAGGACATTATGAGAATCTTTGATCCGAACATCAACCAGAAGCTTAACGCATGGCAGATGGATTACAGACGTTTCCATGATATCTGGGTACTGGACAATAAACTAGATTCCATTTACTTAAATGTTAAAGAACCAAAAGAATAAGGAGGTACCGCATGAGGCTGATAAAAGGAAATGTTGAAAGAATTGTTAAGGACGATGTAAAAGCTTCAAAGCTTATTGCAGATGGTTTTAAGGAATTGAATGAAGCTAAGGAGGTAGAACCTGAGAAACAGGCAGAACCCGAAATTCCACCAGATCCGGAAAAGAGTCTGGAGGATATGACGGTGCCTGAGTTAAAGACCCTGGCAAAGGAAAGGGGCATTGATGGAGCCTCTTCTCTGAACAGAGATGATTTACTCTCTGTACTAAAGGAAGTGGAATAAATGGAAGATGTTGAAAAACTGAAAAAGCTTACCGGGGAGAGTGATACTGAATTGCTCTCCCTTTTGCTTGATGATGCGAAGGAATTCGTCCTATCCTACACAAACCGGACGCAGCTTCCTCCAGCGTTACAGAAAACAGTTCGTGATCTGGCTGTGATTGCCCTTAATCGCATGGGAACAGAGGGAGAGTCCAGCCGAAGCGAAGGCGGGGAAAGTTACAGTTTTGAAGATGCTCCCAAGCACATATATGGCGTACTTGACCGTTACCGGCTGGTACGGATAGGAGGCAAAGCCTATGAGATTAAAAAGGAATCGGCTGAAACAATACCATCACAGGACAGCAGTACCGAAAAAGGATAATGAAGGTAACTCATTTATACAGTATGATCCAGGAACCCCTATGACTGCGGAAATCTGGCCCGCTGGAGGAAAACTCCAGGCTGAACTATACGGGCAAAAGCTTTCTTACATCCGTAACTGCCGGATTGATGGAGAATACAAGGTACAGACGGATGCAAAGGGTAAGATCAGCTATCTTTTTGGTACCAAAGCAATCCGGGAAGGGGACGGTATCTGTGTTTATGTCCCTGGTGAATCAAACCCGGATTATAAAATCATAGCAATCCGGCCATACCGGCACCTCTACATGGAATTGGAGAAAATATAATGGCAGGGAATATCAAAGGGCTTGATAAGCTGATGAAGAAGTACGGCACTCTTGCCACACAAGTAGTTGGCCAGAGCATGGAAAAAGCGGTAGGAACCTCTATCAAAATGGTTCAGGCCGAGGCAAAGTTAATGTGTCCCGTTAATGATGGAGAGTTGAGACAAAGCATCATGACGGATACGGAGGTGCAGGACGGAAAAGTGACGGGTACTATTTACACCAATAAAAAACACGGCCCTTATGTGGAGTTTGGTACCGGACCGGCTGGAGAGGCAGATCACGCAGGCATCTCCCCTTCTGTTTCGCCATCCTATTCACAGTCCCCCTGGTGGATCCATGAAAGCCAGATTGATGCAGCTACGGCTGAGAAGTACCACATGTTTTATATAGATACACCAGAAGGACGTTTCTATCAGAGCTCTGGCCAGGCCGCACAACCATTTATGTATCCGGCTCTTAAGAACAATGAGGAACGGGCCACCCATAACATAAAGAATTATCTGGCAAGAGAGATCAGAAAGGCGGTAAAACAATGATTAATGTAAAAGATCAAGTATATATGGCTCTGCTCACCGTTACGGAAAATGTAAGCGATAATTATCCAAGAGATTGGAAACAGGATCTTGCAATTCAGTATATGGAAGAAGATAACAAGGTTGTGGAATACACAGACATGAAAGAACAGAAAGCCTATTGCCGGTATCGAATTGATATCTGGTCGGGAAAGAGTACTTCTGCGGCATCGGTTGCAGTAGATGGAGCCATAGCAGCCTTAGGGCTTAAACGTACTCAATGTACGGACGTAGAGGATCCGAGCGGATTGAAACATAAACAAATGCGATATGAAATGGTAATCGACGTAAAGACAGGGCAGGTATATCACAATGATTAGAAGGGAGATAGATAAATGTTAACAAATGGCATAACGCTAGGTATGAAGAAAAAAGGGGCAACCGCCTTTGCTATTCTAGCAGGGCTTAAGGAAGTACCTGAACTTGGAGTGGATCCGGAGAAGGTAGACAATACCACTCTAGCGGATACGATGAAACATTCCGAGCTTGGCATTGGTGATCCTGGTGATCTGGCCTATAAGTTTAAATGGGAGAATGGTACAAATTCCTCATACCGAGCGCTTCGGGAGGTAGCAGACGCTAAGGAAACAGTATCCTTTGAGCAAACGTTTCCTGACGGTACAAAGTTCCATTTTGACGCACAGTGTAGCGTCAAGGTCAGCGGTGGCGGTGTAAATGCAGCTGTTGAGTTTACACTTAATCTTGGATTACAAACAGATATTGTAGTTGTTAATCCAACAGGAGAATAAGGGAAGGAAGGTAATACATAATGGAATATGGTTTAGATGATGAGAAGGTAGTAACCGAAGAAAAGAAAGAAGATGCTACCAAAACAAAGCGTGCGCCCTTTGCTTACTGGGAGGTAGGGGGTAAGGAGTATAAATTAAAGCTTACAACTGCGGTGATTTGTCAGTTAGAAGATAAGTTTAAATGTAACTTGATGAATATTCTCCAGAATTCTGGAGGGATGCCACCTCTGGCCATGATGCTCACCATTGCTCAGGGAGCTATGAAAACATGGGAGCATGGAATTAAATATATCGATGTACAAAACATGTTTGACAAGTACTGCGAAGATGGAGGTACTCAGCTGTCTTTCATGACAGATGTCTTCATGCCTATTTACAGCGTATCTGGTTTTTTCTCGGAGGACCAGCAGACGGAAATGGATCGGAAGCTGGAGGCTGTGAAAGAAGAAATGTAAGTTACACCTTATCGGATTATATCGGTGAGCTTTATCCGATTGCGCTTGATTGTGGTATTGCTATAGATTGTTTCTGGTTACTGTCCATAGGGGAGATACAAGACATTATGGAAAGCTACGAGCGAAAAGATCGAATGCAGACAAAACAACGGCTCATAGAAAAACATTTTCTGGCGCAGGATATTGCCCAATATGTAAGCCTTGTTATCAACGGTTCGAAGGATTCGCAGATATTAGAATTATGGGACTACTTTCCGGAATTGTTCGAAAACCAAGGTTCTGAAATCAATAAGAAAAAGCAAGAACAGGAAGTGGCGGTATACAAAGCTCAGATGATCGACTTTGCACACCGTCATAACCATGCCAGAATAGGAGGTGATAAAGCTGGAAGGCATGACACTTGAAAAGCTGCAGGTAATTATTGAGGCATATACAAAGCCTTATCGTGATGAACTGGAAAAGGTGAAAAAGCAAACTGCCAACACAGCAAACCACGTGGAGCGGCAGACTGCAAAAATGGCATCTTCTTTTAAAAAGATCGCTGGGGTGGTTGCAGCAGCTCTCAGTATTACCGCTATTGTGGCATTTGGGAAATCTTGCATTGAGCTGGGGTCCAATCTGACGGAAGTACAGAACGTTGTTGACGTTACGTTTGGATCCATGAGTAAGCAGGTAAACGCCTTTTCCAAGAATGCCATAACTCAGTTTGGCCTATCAGAATTAACAGCCAAGAAATACATGGGTACATACGGGGCTATGGCGAAAGCGTTCGGAGTCACTGGGGAAGCTGGCTATCAAATGTCAGCGGCCATTACTGGTCTTACTGGTGACGTAGCATCATTTTATAATCTCTCCACCGATGAAGCATATACAAAGCTAAAAAGTATCTTCACAGGTGAAACCGAAAGCTTAAAAGATCTTGGCGTGGTTATGACACAGACTGCCCTGGATCAATATGCCTTAAATAATGGGCTTGGAAAAACAACAGCTAAAATGACGGAGCAGGAAAAGGTAATGCTCCGCTATCAGTTCGTTATGAGTTCCCTGGCCGATGCGTCCGGGGACTTTTCAAGAACGTCCCACCAGTGGGCGAATCAAGTGCGGGTTTTGCAACTGCAATTTGAATCCTTCAAAGCAACTATCGGACAGGGGCTTATTAATGCCTTTACACCTGTAATCCAGGTGATTAATACGGTTCTTTCCAAACTCCAGACGATGGCAAATTACTTCAAAGCATTTACTTCGGCTTTGTTCGGTGATGCCAGCGGCGGCAGCAGTGATGTGGCCGGTACTATGGAGAATGCAGCCGGATCTTCTGGGGCGGTAGCGGATAACCTGGGCAATGCCGCTAAGTCAGCCAAAGAAATGAATAAGCAACTGAGCGCATTCGATGAACTTAATAATTTGAGTGCTGGTAGCGGTGGAAGTGGAGGAGGATCTGGCAGTGTTGGTGGAGCTGTTCCGGATTTCGGTAATTTATCTGGAGAATTGTTTTCTGATGTAACAGTCAATCCTGCGGTAGAAGAGGCAGCACAGAAGGTCAAGGAAATGCTGGAAGCTATCAAAGATGCTGCAGAACCAACCAAAGAGGCTTTAAAACGGTTGTGGAACGAAGGGCTTTCTAAGCTTGGAACCTTTGTATGGACTGGGCTAAAAGACTTCTTCAATGAATTTTTAGTACCACTAGGCAAATGGACTTTAGGCACCGGACTCCCGATGTTTTTAGATGCAATTAATAACTTCCTGTTGAAAATAGACTGGCCAAAGATTAATGAGGCGCTTAAGAACTTTTGGAAAGCGCTGGAGCCGTTTACAGAAGGAGTTGGAACCGGCCTTTTAAAGTTCTTCCGTGATCTGCTAGACATTGGTGCGGATTTTATCAATGCAGTGGTACCAGGAGGATTAAATGGAATTGCCGTAGCTTTGAATGCGATTGATCCAGATCAGGCCGAGCGGATCGGATACGCTCTAGGAGTGATCGTAACAGCTATAGCAGGATTTAAGACCGTTGCTAGTATTATGGGGACTATTAAAGGTTTTGCAACCTTTGTGTCTGGTATTAAGATTGTTGGCTTTGTTAAAACGCTTGCTGAAATGATAGCCGTAGTAAGTGGAGGGGCTGGAACGCTGGGAGAAGCCTTTGCAGTGTACTTTCCTAAGCTATCGTCTTTTGTCAGGGTCATTGGTAAGATAGGGTCTGGCTTGCTTGGTGCAATAAATGGATTACCAGCCATAATGCAAAGTGGAGGACCTGCACTTGAAATGATTGTAGTGGACATACTGGGTTGGATCAATGATGGACTAGATAAGTTACTCCCAGATTGGGTGACAAGATTTTTCGGAAATCTGGTGGCTGGACTTGTTGCTGGTGCGGTGGCCGGATCCTGGATACCTGGACTTGGAACATTGGCGGGAGCTATTGTTGGGGCTATTATTGGTGCGCTCAATGGTATTGTGATTGACGGAAAGAGCGTTCTTAAAACCATTGGTGATAAGATCTTTAACTGGGACACGATGCAGGGCTTATTTCAGACGGCTAAAGACGCCTTTAGCAGAGCGTTTTCCGGCAATGAAGCATGGTATAAGATAGGTATGGATATTGTCCTGGGAATAGGAGCCGGAATCAGCGGGGCTTTTGCTTTTCTATTGGAGCCGATTGGGGACCTTCTGGACTGGATTGTAGAGGGGATATGTAATGTATTTGGGATTCATTCTCCAGCAGCAGAAATGAAGCCTTACGGAGCGTTTATATTGCTTGGGATCGTTGAAGGCTTTAAAAACACCTTCGGTGAATGGACCGCTTCTTTAAATGAGTGGTACACAAGTTATATTACACCATGGTTTACTGTACAGAAATGGAGTGACCTATATAAGACAATCAAAGAACAGATGAAAAAGACCTGGGACGAAACAGTGGGACAATGGAAGTCTGGTATATCCGGCTGGTGGGATAAAGAAGTAAGCCCCTGGTTTACCCTAGAGAAGTGGAAAGGTATCATGTCAAAGGTACCCGATGCATTTACAACCACGTTCAGTAATGCGATTGCTGGAGCCAGGAGCCTGTTTAATAAGTTCATTGACTGGCTGAACGAAAAGATGAAATTTCAGTGGGACAGCGTGGAGATTGCTGGCCAGACCATTGTTGAAGGTGGCTCCTTCCAGCTCTTTAAGATTCCAAACATTCCAGCATATGCTTCTGGTGGATATCCAAGTACAGGAGAAATGTTCCTGGCCAGAGAATCCGGACCGGAGCTTGTTGGCCGGATCGGAAATAAAACAACAGTTGCAAACAATGATCAGATCACTACCGGCATCAAGAATGCGGTCATTGAAGCAATGCTGGAAGTGGCGCCGGCTTTCGCAGGAAAAGGAGATACAAATTTCTTCCTGGAGCCAGATGCCGAAGGGATTTTTAAACTAGTGCAGAAAAAGAGTGAGGAACATTTTAGAAATACTGGAAAGAGTGCTTTCCAGACTTAATCATGAGCGCCTGGGATTCCTGGGCGCTTTTATCATGGAGAAAAGGAGCGTGATGCCTATGTCCTATCAGGGGTATTTGTTAAAGGTAGATGGAGTGGTATTCCCAAACAATTTCATATCCAGCGGAAGTTTTTCCATATCCCCCAATCAAAGGCAGGATCTGGACTCCTACCGGGACAGTACAGGATACTTACACCGGAATATTGTCCCTCATAAGATAACAAAAATTGAATTTAACACAAAGCTTTTGCATGAAGTAGACAAGGCAACCCTGGAGAGTCTCTTGGCTAACAGGGATAAATTTACACTGGAATACTGGAACAATGGTTATCAGACCGGTACTTTCTATAGCACAGATCCTAAGTATGAAATTTATGATGTGGACAGTGTAACGGAAGATATCCGTTATAAGCCGGTACGAATTGCTATGATAGAATATTAGGAGGTAAGGTGTGTTAAGTATACCGGAGGAAATAAAAGCCCTGTATCGGGCTGATAATAGCAATAGTAAAACGGTTAGACTTTTAAAGCTGCGCTTCTATGATGATTCTATAAATCTGATCTATCCTAGTGAAGATTTATGGCCGTCCGACGATCTTTTTCCCGTAGATGATACACCTCTCCTTCTTGTGAGGGAGGATCAGATCACCTACGAGTCCTTAAGTATCAACCAGATGCTTTGCTCCAGCGAGTCATTGACATTTGGTGAATGTAATGCAGCCAAGATAGAAATAACCGTGGCCGATGTTACTATGGACGTAACGGGGAAAGAATTTACCTTATCCGTAGAGGTTGGCGGTTATGAAATGATGATGGGAATTTACAAGGTGGATAGCTTTGAACGGCAAGCAGATCGGAGGCTTAGAAAGATAGTTGCCTATGATCGCATGTTGAACTTTGATATTGATGTGTCAGGCTGGTATCGTGGCCTTACATTTCCAATGTCGTTAAAGCAATACCGGAAATCCCTGTGTGACTTTATTGGAATCCGGCAGAAGGAGATCACACTCCCCTTAGACGATATGGCGGTCACAAGGTCTATTGATCCATCGAAGCTATCCGGCAGAGACGCAATGAAAGGCATTTGTGAGATAAATGGATGCTTTGGCCAGATTGATGTAACAGGGAGATTTAAGTACGTCTTCCTCGGAGCGTCTGGGCTGTTTCCTTCAGAAGAACTTTACCCTGCAGAAGATCTGTTTCCATCCCAACTGGAAGGAGAAAGCCTGTCACACTATAAGCCATCAGGGACTACATATGAGGACTTCCTCGTGTACGGTATAGACAAGGTGCAGATCAGACAAGAAGAAGGGGACGTGGGGGCCATATATGGGGCAGGGACCAACGCTTATACGGTACAGGGTAATTTCCTCGTCTACGGTAAAAATGCGCAGGAATTGCTTACTATAGCGGCCACCGTGCATAACCAAATATCTGGAAAAATATACCGACCCTGCAAGATCGTAACACAGGCTCTTCCCTGGGTGGAGCCGGGAGACGGGATCATCTGTTATACCTCTGATGATGTAATAGAGACTTATTGTCTGAAACGCACCATAAAAGGTATTCAGGCTATGATGGATACCTTTGAAGCCAGTGGAAGCAGAGAGAGAAGGGAAAGCTTTGGAATCGGTACACAGATCATTCAGCTTGAAGGAAAAACAGCAGTCATTAAGAAGTCCGTGGAAGAAGTATCTGTACGTGTAACCGATCTTAAAGAATACACCGAAGCGCAGTTCGTAATCACGGCTAACCAGATTATTGCCGAAGTAACCAGAGCGCAACAGGCCGAAGCTTCCTTGAGTATCAAAGCGGAGCAGATAGCCTTGTCAGTGACGAACCTTAAGAATGATACCAATTCTAAGTTTGAGCAGACAGCGAGCCAAATTCTTGCAAAGGTGAGCAAAGGTGATGTTTCTTCTCAGCTTTCCATTGAGCCAGACGATATTATTCTTAAGACAAACCGTTTATCATGGGAGTCCAACTACTCCAGCATGACAAAAGATGGAGTACTGACCTGTAGGAACATCAATGCCATAAATGGTTCCTTCTCTGGGAGATTGGCAACAAGTGTATTCTATGCGGACAACGATCTTGTACGTTTTGGAGATTACCAAGTAAGCGCAGATGGTACGGGAACGCTTATGTCGGCTAATGGATTGATAAATATTTCGGACACCTTTTCTTCCGGCCCTTTAAATGAATTTGCAAGTCTTACAGTTGGGAATAATTCGTCAAGAGAATCAATTAAGATTGATGGAACAGGTGATATCTATTCTGCCAGATATTGGTGTAGGGGAGATATTTATTTCCAAAATGATTCTTGGGTAGGTAATTGGGGAGTCAAAGAAATGCTAAAGCAAATATATAACAGATTGGATGCAGTAAGGTATTCTATACGAAGCATGGGAGGAAATGTTGACTGGGATTAATAAAAATGGACATACTATTTACACCATATGCAAATAATGATATCATTTACGTATAATTTGTTTGGAGGTGTAATATGAAAAAGATTGTGACCATCTTATTAATGATTTCAACAATATTTATTATGACAAGTAATGTGTATGCAGGAGAATTTGGTGGAAGCGGTATAGACAAAGACGGTAATCCAGGCTGGAGGTATTTTGATGAATCCGGAATGGTTAAAAGTAAATGGGTTCAAAATCAAGAAGGTAAGTGGTATTACTGCGGTGAAGATGGTTTTCTACTAAAAAACACCTGGCTCCACGATCCGTCCAATGGTAAATATTATTATCTTGGTGATGATTGGATTATGCTCCACGACACCAGAACTCCAGACGGATATACAGTAGGCTCAGATGGAGCTTGGACAAGAGACGGTCAGGTGGTCATTGAAACAGTGGCTAATAAATAATTAAATAAAACTATTACACAGAGCGAGGATTAGGTTCCCCGCTCTTTTTGTGTGCAGAAAGGAGAGTCTATGAACAAAGTAATTACATTTACAGAAGAACAGGTCTTACAGATGAAATATATGTTAAACGCTGTCACGGTAACCGGAATCCAGAACGCCAAGCAGGTGTCTGCAATTGCGCAGGTATTGGAATCCGGAATGCTAGGAGAGATTAGCGAGCTAGATCAGAAAGCAGGTGAAGTCTAATGGCCTACGTACCGTATTATTACATTACAGACTGGGAGAATGAGCCGTCACAGAAAACCCCGATGAACCGCACTAATTTGCTAAAGATAGAAAATGGAATTAAGGAAGCTGATAACCGTATTGTTCATATTGATGCCAACAAAGCTGACAAAGCTATGGTCAATGCCTTGGTTAGAGATCTTACCGTGGATACCGATACCGGAATCCTTACAGTAACCTATCAAAACGGATCAGTAAAGACTTATGATCTGGATATTGAAAAGGTCGTTGTAAACTTTGATATCACAGACGATGATAAGTTAGTCTTAACCCTGGCTGATGGTACACAAAAGGTAATCGACCTTACTCGGTTTGTTTATTCCGTAGACAGTACTCCCACTATTTCTATGAAGATCCTGAATCGGACTATTACTGCTGAGATCGTGGACGGATCCGTTACTATGGCAAAACTAGACGCAGCTATACAGACCGAGTTTAGGCAATATATGCTTGATGCGCAGTCGGCTCGTGATGCAGCTCTCCAGTATCAAAAATTTGCAAAACGTTATACCTTGGGGGATCCGGATTTTCCAGGAAGCGAAACGGATAATGCAAAGTTTTATTATGGTCAGGTAAAAGAAGATGCAACAACGTCCGGCCAGAACGCCCAGCTTGCAGCAGACAGTGCGGCTATATCCACTACGCAAGCAGGTATATCCACCACCAAGGCAGCGGCAGCCACGGCGGCGGCAAACCAAACGGCAGCGGATGTTATAACTACAACAGCAAAAGCAACAGCAGCAGGAACAAGTGAGCAGGTGGCGAGGGATAAGGCTACGGAGGCAGGAGCTAGTAAAACGGCGGCTGGTCAGAGTGCAGCAGAAGCCCAGGCCAGCGCATTACAAGCTAAACGATATGCTGTTGGTGATGGAAGTGTACCGGGAAGTGAAAGCGATTGTGCAAAGTCTTATTATCAGCAGACAAAGGATTTAAAAGCTCAGGTGGATCAGATGGCTAAGATATCTATTCCACGGTTCTATGTGGATTCTGTAACAATGAAGTTTATGAGTGATACAGAAGCCAAGGGTATGCGCTTCTGGTATGAAAACGGAAAATTCTATGGAGAGGAGATCACGGCATAATGGCAGCACAAGAATATGGAACAATAGGGATACGTCCCATGGGGGCTTATGATCCTGATACAAAGTATGGCCTACTTAATTTAGTTGAGTATGATGGCAGTAGCTATGTGGCGCATACAGATCCACCGTTAGGCTCTTTGCCAACAAATACATCCTATTGGCAAGTATCAGCCCAGGGTACTGGAAAGGCCACGGCTGATAGCGTGGGAACCGTTAAGCCAGACGGAACAACAACGGAAGTCAGTAC